GCGAGCTTGAACGCTGGCCGCTGCTGCACAGGCTGGTGCGGGTTCTGGAGCGTCGCGGGTGGATGGTGTTGCACGTCATCCGCTACGAGTCAAAGGGACGGGTCGCAATAGCTGTATATTTCGTACCGCCTAGAGAGGAATCATGAGATACGTCAATCCTGAGGAAGCCTACCCCATAGACGGCATATACGAATCGCTGTCCGGGGACTCAAGGCAGTGGGTGGATGACATGGCCGCATTTCTGGTGGAAGAGGTGCGGAATCTAAACAATGAGAATTTGCGGCGGTCTGGCACATCCAACTTCGGCCCCGAATCCGCCCGTCATCTTTTGCTTAAATTTGTGGCGCAGGGGCGCTACGTTCCGCAGGTGTGGCGCGATGCAGAAGCCAAAGCCGACTAAGCAGCTGCGTGTTCACAAGCCGCGCCGGGTGTCAGAGCGCAAAGGTCTAGAGACTGAGCTAGAGTACTACATCCGTCTCATTCTTTCGTTTCGCGACGGAGGCAAGTGCATAGAGGCCGACATAGACGGGGCGCGGTGTGGTGGGGGGATGCAGTGGGGACACTACACAGATCGTCACCAGTCCAAATGGCTTATCTACACCCTGGCGACGTTTACGCAGTGCGCCAGTCACAATTACCTTCACTTTCACGGCAGCCAGACGATGAGCGCGGCGGTATTGCGCTTGTTGGGGCAAGGTTGGCTTGAAGAGCATGAGGCAGTCCGCGCCTCGCATAGCGACGGGAAAGTGAGCGTCATTGATCTACAGGAACGTCTGGACCGCTACAAATGGCTATGGGAGACACGTCCAAGCTTGTATGATACAGAAGTTCTCAAGTATCGGGGATATTACGAGCATGGTATAATAGGCACGAATTAGGACATATGCCATGACGGCGAAAACAAACCGCACGGGTTTATCAGTCCCCGCGCCCTCTTGAAAGGATGATATGATGACATGACGTTATATAGGATTATCCGGGCTGAATTTCCTCCGATATCTACGAACTTTCGTGTGGGTACTGTAAAGCTTGGTATCAAGCCTGGAGCTGGGCGTGATATCGTCAGCCTTGGTTTAGTGTGGCAGGCAAAGATCAGGGCCATCAACAGCGAGCAAGGTTACGCCGCCTTCTGCCGCAAAGACTACGGGCCGACGCAGGGCCGATCTGGCATCTTTATCCGTATGAATGTCGTCGCTTACGCCCTGAACGTCTACAACATTTTGGAGCATAAGTATATCGGGCACCAGCATTACGGACGTGTGCAGACTGTCAGCTACTGGAACCCGCCCCCCGATCTGGACCGCTATTGCCAGATTGTGACGTTCCAGAAGCGCAATGGGCAGTTTGCGGCGCAGGGCGATCCCGATCTTGACAATATCCGCTTCCCGCTGATCGCCAAGAAACCGGCATGGCTGTTGCTGTCTGACGGTGATGTTGTTTATGCGGAGCGTATTTAAGGCAGGCCCGCCGCCAAGCGTGGGTGAGGGTGTGACAATGCGAATGTCGTCCAACGGCAGGGCCTCAGTCTTCCAAATTGATGATGCGGGTTCGATTCCCGCCGTTCGCTCATGGGATAATATCATGGGCTGCGGCGGTTGCGATAACATAACAACAGTTGAATCACATCACAGTTGTAAAACGTGCGGCCGTATGCTGTGCGGATTGTGCGGAGACTATTGTCAGTATCATATCAACCCAAGCCCGCCGGGTAGCGTGGGCGAATAAGGAGATCAAGCAATGGACGGTAAATCTGTAGTAACAAGCCGGTTGTTTCTGGTTAACGCAATTGCTACCATCGCGGCGGTGGTTGACATCCTGACGGCAGGGCAGTTACTCCCCGCTCTGTGGGTGCCATACATTGCCGCAGGTGTGGCCGTCGCTAACGTTGTTTTGCGGGTTTGGTTCCCTGAGACTTCCCCTATCGCCAGCCTGCTTCCGCAGAAGAACCCCAGCGTGAGGTGACACATGAAATTTATTCTCTTCATCCTGGCGGCTGTATTCTTTGCCGCTGCCGCCTTGCGGGTTAGCAACCCCCTATTTGATTGGACCCCGGCGGCGTTCTACTGCCTGACGGTCGGATTGTTGCTGGTGTAGGAAATAAAAAATGAGCCTGCCAGACGATAAACCCCTACCGCCCACGACGACGGCCCAAGAGGATGTTACTACGGCAGGTCAGCGCCGAATAAACATGATATGGGAAGTCACGCAATCGGCTATTGCGATTTCGGTCGTACTTGCCAACGTCATCGCCGCGCTGTTCAATGTGTTCAGCCATAGCAGCGTAGAAGTCCCGTCGATACTTTCATCTGCTCTGTTCATGGTTCTAGGTTTCTATCTGGGCCGCACCAATCACGCTGCCATCGGTGGGATTGGGCCGCAAAGCTTCCAGCCCTACATAGGTCGATAACAGTGACAGGCAACAAAAAAAGCCCCCCGATGTTTTGGGGGGCTTTGCCGTGCTATCCTTCCCGTTTCAGGATGTCTTCTCGGGGCTGAAATTTTCTATAGCCGCTGCCAACAGCGCGACGTGCTTGGGGCTGGCCCGGCGCTCTACCCGCCACGCCGCCGTCACCAGCGGGATGAACTTGGCCGACTGGTCGCCCGGCATGGCGGCGGTCGCGGCCATCTCCTCGTCTATGATCGCACTCATATCCTGTTTCGTCAGCGCCCGCGCCATGCGGCGTCCGATTTCCTGTGCGTAATCTGATTGGGTCATGTGTTCGTTCTCCTTGTGTGGGATGGATAGGGGATAATAGCAAGGGGCCAAAAGGCCCCCGTCGTGCTATGCTTGCGGGTATAGTTGGAGCATCAGTTCGTCAAGTTCTGTAATCGCGAGGTATTCGGCGGCTTCTTGTCTGGCGGATGGAGAGAAGCCATACCCAAACTCGCGCTTGTAATCTTTTGAGGCCGCATCGGTCCAATAGCGCCAGAGCTTAGGTGCTAGGGTGGGATTATATATGCCCTTGGCGAGTTTGCGCTCTACGTTGGCTACGATGTATGTCTTTTGCGGATACAGGCTTGACGTATTTTCGGCCCAAAGTACAAGTTCGCGGGCTTCCGTGCTGAGGTTTTCGTAGGCTCCCATTTCAAGGCTCCTTGTGTAGTGACAGGCTTATCAGCGGGAGCATGTCAATCTCCCGGACGGGCGATGTTTTGCCCGTTTCGCCTACTGCTATATTCCCGAAAGAAGGCGTTGCGTTTTTCTTATCTGCTGTTTGGTGGGAACAACTCGCCATGTGACAATTGCCGAGCGCGGGCAGTTCTCAAAGTTGCACACCATTTCAAAGGCCACCGAGTGATTGCGAGCGCGAGTGCGTATCGTTTTATTGCCGCTGTCGTGCTTTACTGTTATTTCGTATGTTTTCATGGCATCACCTTATGAGCTATGGGTCAGGATGAAGTAGATCACCGGAAGAGCTACGGTGAGTGCCGCCACGAGTGCCAGGTAGCCCCGATTGGTGGGCTGAACGGGGGCGGGCATGGAATACTGCCAATTCTTGCGGGAAGAGCCGGTGTTTGTGCTGGGATGTATTGACAATTCATTCTCCTGTATGGGGATGTGGGGGATAGGGGATAATGGCGGGCAGGCCCATAAGAGCCTGCTGTCAAGCGTGTTATGTAGTATAGGGGGGGGAAGTGCTTTGTGTACTGGTTTCCAGCGGCCGCCCTGCGGTGGTCCGTTTCTCCCGCCGCCATCGCTCAGGACTGGCCGTGCATACTCGGGTCGGACGTGCTGGCTACTCTATGCGGTTGGTAATGTGCTGCTGGTACACAATCAATATACAACAGACGCCCAGACGAGCATATCCCCCAAAGGTCATAGAACAAACGTACATTCAACACCTGAATATGTGGTAAAATACGCACACATGGATACGAAGCCACCTAAAACACCCAAGCCGTACAAGATAACAGAGTACAACGGCCAGCCGGTCCGCGAATACGAAAGCGGAGCATTGCTGGCGCTGAACGGACGCATCGTCAAGGGACCGGCCAGCGCCGTAATCTCAACGTCTGAGCGGGCACACGAGCTAGTCGCAGCCCGCCAGCAACACAAGCGAGCCGCCGTTGCTGCCGGTGCTGCTAAAGCTGTCTCCGACTCCGTTGCCGGGAGCATATCGCTGCCGAATGACATGCAGGTAGTCGAGGCGATAGCGGAGATGGTGACGCAGAAGGCGCTTGATCCCACGTCGGCTAAGCAAGTCGACGCGGCCCGGTTCATATACCAGGAGATGGGCGTAGCCGAGGCCGCGTTATCGCAGCAGCCTCCCGTAGCCGACGACACGCGCACGCTTATACATGAGCTTGCCACCATTGCACGCGCAGCACTACGTGAGAATGGTTTAACTTAATTACACATAAGCGAAGCATGGCCCCAACTTTGCGACGCCCCCTTTTGCGTCTGCGTTCGCAGCGCCACGGGCACCCGGGGGGTGGGCCACGTCCGGTACAATTATATATATATATATAATATACCCCCGCGCAAATTTTTCGCATTTTCAAGGAATTCTCTTTGAGTGAATTCAGCGAGCTTATTCAACTGATGCGGAAGGACCCCAAAGCTGTCGAGAAAGCCTTTCGGGACAATCCCGAGTTGGCCCGCAGGATACTGGACACCGACGAACTTGGGCAGGCGGGGGAAAGCGTCTCGGTGGACGGCTTCAGGCTGTTCTACCGGGAGGTGTACGGGCGTCCCCTGCCCTATGTAGACGAGCCGGTGGCGGAGGCTTTTGCAGAGGCGTTCAAAACTAAGAAAGGTGTTATCTACGAATCCTGGCGCGGGCGGGGGAAGTCCACGTTCTTCGCCGCGTGGTGTCCGTATGTGATGGGGGTCAGGCCGGTGGGGTCCACTGCTCTTATTCGTGTGAACGATGGAAAAGCGAAAGAGATGGGCAAGGTCATTGCTTCGCTGATTGAGACTAATCCGGGGTGGAAGAGAATCTTCCCCCATGTCATTCCTGATACAAAAGCCGGGTGGTCTGTTGAGAACGGCTTCAACGTCCTTGACGCCAGACAGGGGACAGACGATCTTAGTTACGCCAGATGGCGGATGATGTGCTTTGCAGACCACTTGAGTGAACAGTCTTTGGTGAGTATTGGCGTAGAATCAGGATCAGGGATTGGAATTCACCCCACTAACGGGGAGTGGTTCGACGACATCCACGACGAAGACAACACCCGCAGTCAGGCTGAGATGAAAAAGGTTGTCGATCTCGTAAAGGGCAACTTTGTTCCGTCGTGGTTCTCAGCCGGTGGCTCTCCGACCCTCGGAGTCTTCTGTACCCCGTGGTCCAAGAATCCTCCAGATGCTTATCAAGTAATGATGGAGACTGGTCTTTTCATCAAGATTACCACCCCAATCTTTGTCAAAGATGAGGCTGGGGACGTATTCCCCCCGACTAATGAAAAAGTAAAGTTGACATGGCCCGAAGTATTCCCAATGGAGCGTGTGGTCGAGATGTACCATGCCTCCAAGACGCGCTTTGGTCAGTTTTATCTATGCGACGTTGAGCTTTCAAAACCCAAGAATATGCGCTATCAGGAATTCCCGCCCAAGGAGATAAAGTGGAACCAGTGGCCTATGGTGGTTGGCGTTGACCCGGTTGGAACAATCAAGGGAATTTCATCGGGTACGGGAATTTCACATTTTGCAATGTGCTATGCCCTCAAGACCCCTTACAACACTGTTGTTATTGCGGATGGGGTAGTCGAAAAGTGCGATGCCGAACAAGGGGAAAGGCATGTGGTTGAGGCGCAGCGGACTTATTCCAGAACATTCCAAAGAGCATCAGTGGAGAACAACGGCGTCGGCGCCCTGTTTATTGGGATGCTCTCCAGAAATCAAGGACTGCGGTACGCCAGTCATAACACCAACGACATCGGCAGAGGCTCAAAGGAAGATAGACAATACCGCTTTCTACAGCCACTTTTCGCCAACGGAACTGTATTGGTGTCTGAAGCTGAGACGCCCTATCTAACTGCCGTCCGCGCGTATTTGGATACCTTTCCTAATATAGACAAGAGTTCATATCTTTGGGATGTGGGCGATTCTTTGGTACTGGCAATATTCGACATTCCCGAAGTGTGGACTAAAGTTACTACCAGTATTGCAGACCCGCTACACTTTTGGGCAAAGCAAAAGAAACATGTTGATCCGTATGCTTCCATATTGGAGAACCGCAGATGAATCATGATATAAACTATTACACCGGGGTTGTTGACGAACTCGAAGAAGAATTTGACAATGTGGTTACTCTATTCGAGGAGATGGAGAAAATGGTTCGTCCGACCTGGAGCCTTCCGTTCAACTTTACCGATGCCATCAAGGACGTTATGGCGATAGTGGATACGGCTCCCTCAGATGCCATTAACTCAGGGGCCATCGCCCTTTCAGGCTCCCAGCCTATTTTCAACGTCACCCCCTTCGCCGCCAATCCAGCCGAGTATGACCGGGTTCAGATTCTTGAAGATGCTATTAGTTGGCACTTTGATCGCTCCAACCGCCGGGGCGACGGATCGGTAATGTTCGAGAAAGCATGGTCCTCTCTTTTGTACAACACCATCTGCACCAGAACAGATGACCTGGCTCACATCCTTCCGAAAGATTCAAGCAAATGGACCCCGCTTCAGCGAAGGGCTTGGGCGCACGGCAGGTTTATCCACAAGCAAATCAATCCAAAATACATCCGTTACATCCATTCGGATATGGGACTTGTTTTGGTTGCCCATGTCGAGAACGTAAAACTCAAAGATGCGATGGCCCATTGGGAACTTTACGAAGGCAATAAGACCGAAGAGGGGAAAAAAGCATCCCAGGCACTCGCGGACCTAAAACGAAAAGCTGAAGAGATGGTCAAAGGAGGTTCGCCGCTAAAGGATTTGTTCATCGAACAAGTCTATTGTATTGACGACGACAAGTTGATGATCTGGGGAAACCTGACCACCAACACAACTCCTGAAGACAGTGTTAAGTCCCACCAGTATATCTTTGCCGACCAGGACAACCCCTATGGGTTTATTCCGTGGTCCATCAGGGTGGCGGGGTCTAGACTTGAATCGGATATTGCCTACAGGGTCAATCCGCTCTTAGCGCCTCTGTATTGGTCCGGGTCGTGGGACAAACTCAACCTTGCCAAGTCGATTGTTTTTTCCGAACCTATTAGACGTGCCAGAAGCCCCAGGGCTATAAGTATAACGGCATCTGGAGACCCATTGCAAGCGGACTATGAACAGGGTGCTGATATTGCCGGACGGACCGGAGACGAATACAAGCCATTCCAACCTGTGACAATGGACCCCAACGCACTTGCGGTTCTCCAATCGCTTGAGTCTGCCATGAACCGTACCACCGGCGCTTCGATGATAGGGGACACGACCAAGATTTCCAGCAACACCCCCTTTGCTACTTTTAGTGCGATGGTAAAGGTTGCTCTTTCGAGACTTGACAGACAGCGGGAGATCATGGCCGACTCCTGCGTGGACGATGCCTGCAATATGCTGTGGTGGGTGGACAAGACAAAAGTGCCTCTCTCTTCCTACGCCACTGCCGACAAAAAGTATCGAAGTGGCACCCAGGTTCCAATGGGCACTCAGACCAGCATCACCCCCGATGACTATGACCTGAACAACCTTGGGATTGACGCTACCGTTCACCCCAAGACGGCCTCCGACGAAATGGAACAAATCAACAAGGCTATAATGCTCTCGACCAAGTTGAACGTCCCTGTTTCCGACGAACTGGAGAAGCTGGGGTACAAGAATATTCCTCTGATGTACGAACGCTGGGTCAAAGAAACTTTGGCGAGCGGAGAAGTGCAGGCCAAGATTGCCGGAATGGTGGCCGAGGCTCAGGCTGCCGGGCAAGCGTCTGTCCAACAGCAACTTCAACAGAATGGAAGTCAACCCGGAGGCCCTACCCCGCCCAACGGATCTCAGGGGCCGCAAAGCCCGCAGGGAGCGGGCGGCGGAATTTCCCAGCAGGCTTACGGAGCGATGGGTGGAACGCAGGGCACTAATCCCGCCTTTGCCGGGCAGAGTCCCGCTGCGGGCGCGCCGTCTGTTACCCGAGAGACAATCCAAGGTGGTCCCCGCGTAGGATCAGGACAATAACATGCTAAAAAATTGGTGGGATACCGCACAGTATGGGGCCAAGAATCTTTTCAGAAGCGCGGCGCGTGAGGCTAACACGCTTGTCTCTACGGCACAGTACTATCAGGTAAAAGCCGGGGACACGCTGGGAAGCGTTGCGAAATACACTAACAAAACCATAGCAGACATCGTAAACGCAAATCATGGGATGAAGACCATTCCTCCAGTTGGATCGTTTATCAATGCGGCGACATTTGTTGCCAACGCCGCTGGCCCTCCCGGAAACGTTGTAAATGCTGCTTACACGGGTCTTGCTACTGGAATGGCGGCAGGAAACGCATTGTCACAAGCCGCCTTCCCGGAACTAAATTCTGTTTCCAAGTCTTCCTATGGGACTTTGAATCAAATGTCCAATCCCTTAGCGGCAGTCCCGTATGTCACGGGGAACGCTCAGGCAGATGCGTGGATAGCCGCAAACCCAGGCGTTACCACCGGGAACAGTTTCTCGCCAACAGGGAATTACCGGGGCGGAGGCGGAAATTTTCCAGCTACTACTGATTTTGTTTTAAGGCAGTTCGCCGCTTACATTAATAAGACAGGAACACTTCCATTCGCAGTTTCCGACCAAGCCATGACCGCAGCCGGGCAAACCCCCCAATCCCTCATGAGCGTCGGGTATGTCAAGAACCCGATGACGGGCGATTGGACAATTGACCCGAGCAAGACAGGGCAGGGAAAGTCAGACCCGTATTCGGAAGTAAGGTCTGTTGCCATTCGGCACGACAACGGGAGAGTCAAGTGGATAACGCCGGAAGAGGCGGCGCTAAGAAACCGTCAAGCACGAAAGCATAGAAACGACAAGGTATTAACTCCGGCTCAAGCCGACAACGCCGCTTCTGTCCCGTCTACGACTTTGAACGTCCAGATAGGTAGTGGCTAATGCCTCTTAATCCACTTCCGCAACCAAAGTCTCCGGGGGTAGGACTTAATCCGCCTCCGCAGAAGCCCGCCACTCCCGGCCCCTCCCCTCTGCCGTTCATGGCGCTGCAACTCGACCATAACAACCTTCCCTACTACGGGGAGGGTTTTCAGGGATTAGCCCGCAAGGTTTTCGCTAATATATACGACCCCAAAAATCTACTCCCTGCTCCTACTCAACAGCAGAAAGTAATTCTGGATAAATCCCAGAGTCATGGAGAGCAGTTTAACCAGAACACGGGATGGGATAAGTGGGTGGGCTCGTGGACGGGAATCAAGTCGTCCGACGCAGTGCAGGCCGCAGTTGCCGCTTCCCTCGCCGTTCACGGAACGGACGCGCAGGGAAATATAAACAAAGATGCTCAAGCTGGAAATGTCGTCGCGGCCACCACGGGACTTATAGGACGGACTGTTGGACAGGAAGTTTCTGTCGGTCTCTCTGGCCTTAGTCTTATCAGTATTGCCAGCCGAAAAGTTCAGGCTTTCAACACCGCTATAGCGGACATCGGAAACTCGTCCACCATCTTACCAGACGTTACTTCATCAGAGAAAACAGCCGTGAGTTTATTGGGAGACACCCCGACGGCGCATAAACTCGGGGGGCTTATAGATAGTCTCAATGACACGCTTGTGTTGGGGCCGTACAACGTTCTAAGAGCTATTACGTCCGGCGAGTCGATGGCGCAGGAGTGGAAGACTGTCGTAAACTATCAAAAAGGTTCCGACATGATCTATACCATGTATTTCGACGAAGTCAAAAAGGCCGAGTATCTTCGCCGGGTACAAGGCGGGGAAAACGCAGACCTGCTTGTGACGGAGCTTTCAAATCCGTGGGTCGAACTGGCAGGTTCGATTTTGGGGGACCCGAGTACATACCTGGGCGTAGGGATTGTGGGGGACTTCGGAAAAGCGTCCAGCCCAGTGAGGATGTTCGGCAAGACGCTCTTTGAAGTCCCGTGGAGGTCTGTGGGAAGAATTCCTGGATTCGGGGAGCTTCTGGGGCTGTCCCACGTCGGCATCTCGGGGCTTTCAGCGGCAGCAGACGAGTTCGGAAAAGTTGACACGGCTATTGAGGCCAAAGCCTTCAACGCTCTGAATGGTGTCTCCACAGAGCATACGGCAGTCCAGGCACTGACCGACGCTTTTACCGCCACTAGAGACGCGACCATTAAGTTTGCTACAGAATACGGTATATTATCCCCCACCTCGGAGGGCAAGGCCGCGATTATGAAGCAGTCAGTCGGAACATTTATGTCCGCCCTGGCTGCAAAGTTCACCAACGTCGATGAGATGATGGGGACTTTCAAGGCATTCCAAGACATAAAGTCCCCAGACCCCGTTGTAGCGGCGCAGGCTTTTTCAACAATGAAATCCACTCTGGGGGTTCTGCCATTTTCCCACGGCGGGAAGCAGGCTATGGAGTTCATCAATAAATTAGTGGCCGCCGTTGACATTCCCGCGCTGTACGCAAAGCATACTGGAACGATGGGCGAGTTCGCCGGAGTGCTTATGGGGAAACTCGACGGTGTTATTTCTGACATGTACCCGTCCATAAATGATATGGAAGAGGCGTGGAAGGCAGGAAAAGTCGCGGGGGCGAAACTGGAGCCACGGGCGCAGTTTCTAGCAGACACCTACGAGAAACTGAAAGCATCTAATCCGGTTGCGCTATGGGCCAATAAAGCCAATAACGCTGTGGCCGGAAACAAGTTGTATCAGGGGCTTCAGAGCTTCTTCGCGGGCGTGTACATGGGCATGCGACCCGCATACGCCATGCGAAATCTTCAGCAGAACTCATTGACAATCTGGCACGACATGGGCCTTCAGGCTGGCGTGGCGTCACTTGTGGAAGGAACTGCGGCTGCTCTCAAGAAAGATTGGGCCACAGCTGTAATAGATGCTCATGCCGAGAACGTCAAGAAGATGCTGGGGGGTATTCTGCCTCCCGGTTTTGCTAAAGGCATTGGTTCCGCCGGGGTTGAAGGGAAGGGAATATTCAACTTCGCTCTTCAGGCCGGGCAGCGAACGGAACAGGCCCACTCCGCCTTGATTATGGACCTTGCCATTCAAAGACATCTTCAGGACGCTGTTCGGTACGGCGGAACACCGGCTATTGATAACATGGTCAAGGCTGGTCTGAGCCAATCAGCCGCCGAAAGGCTTTTAGTTCATGCCGCCGCAAACTTCGGGGACGAGACGGCCACGCTAAAAGCATGGCGTCTTGAACAGGCCACCGGGCACGCGGAAGTATGGAGAACTCTCGAACTCGATCCCACGTTCAAGTCGGCCCTTCAGACCCACGGCCTTCTTGGAGAATTGGATAACATCCGCCAAACAGCGACGGATGGCGTTGACTTCCAAAACAAGATGGACGGATTCCTGAAGAAAGCGGAAGAACTTGCTTCCCGCACCGCTGGCGAACCTGCCCTTGTGGGTCAAGATAACATCATGGCCCCCGTGGTAGCCACGGTCGAGAGAGCCTTCGACGCTGGTGGAAGAAAAGCAATGTCCGAGCAGGAACTGAACAGGTTTCGCGCCCTGACGGAGACTCGCTACCAGCTTCAACAACAATTCAGAAGCGTCTCCCAGGCTCTTAGGGGGCAGTTGACCAGACTTCTTCCGAACGCGGATGCGGCCAAGCCTTTTGACGAGGCATTCAACGCATCGTACAAAGTCGTTGACGATGGCGTAGCTTCTCTAAGAAACTTCGCCATAGGAACGCATGACGGGATTTACGCCCAAAGTCTGAAAGGCGTCCCGCCGTCCGAGTTGTGGGCGCAGGCCCGGACGATGGTTCCCGAGATACGGGACGGTCAAATGGTTCTAAAGCCCGTTACTATGGCAGAGTCGTTCCCCAATGTCGATCCTGCCAAGTTGAACAACTCAGACTTCAACGGGATGCTGTGGAAGTGGGTAAAAGACACTCAGGAGTCAGGGTGGAAGGCTGTCAACGAAGGTTCGTTGACTCATCAGGGAAATATCCTGGAGCAGATGGCCGCTGCCGCCGGGACTACTGTAGATGATGTCAAGATAGCGTACTATGGCAGTCTCAAGAACCCCGAACTCACCCGGATAGACGAACTGACGAAATCCGTTTCCGATTGGGAGAAGTACGCAGACTTCAGCACCGTTGACATGAAGGGCAAGACTCTGGCGGACATGTTCGGCTCCCAAGACCCGGCTCTAAAAGCGGAATGGACTGCTCTTCAGGCGAAGATTAACAATGCCGAAGAATGGGCCAAGATGTCTAAAATGGAGCAGATGACCACTAAGACAAGAATCGGCCAACTGGACGAGTTACTTACCCCCAGCAAGGGAACTCCGTCTTTAGGGCTTGAGGGAACATTCAACGCCGTCAACGCAGACCGCGCTTCGAGGGGACTTCAGCCCTATCCTACGGTAGCCAACGTCCCAATGTCTGAGGCCTCACAAGTTCTAAAGAAGCTGGCCCCCCACCCTCCTTATGTCGAAGGCACTCAGCCGACTGTTGCAAGGCAATTGGCCGAGAACCTGAAGGGCGGACTGAGAGATGCACTCGACCAGTTTACATCAGGAACTTTGCAACGATGGGGAGAGAAAGTTCCTATCGACTCCAACTTGACGCCGGATATGGAGAAGGCTATTTCTGAGTGGGGTGCGGAACTTGGGAAAAGAACCGCGACCCAGCGGGCCGGGGCGATGGCCGTTGCCGAGGCCACCAGAAACTTCATTCTTCACGACTACAACAAGACCTACGGCGACAAAGCTGCCGGGTACTTGCTGATGTATCACTACTGGACATCTAGAACGTATGTTCGTTGGCTGGAAAGAGTTGTAGACACCCCAGGAGTTCCGGCAGCTTATGCCAAACTGAGGGACACGCTTACCAGAGTTCATTCCGACCAACCAGACTTCTACAGATACAATTTGCCGGTTGGTAAACTTCCCGGCCTGAACAACGACCCGATGTTCTTCAATCTTGAGGCAACGTTGAATCCGGTCTACGGGCTTACTGGCGTTGACTTCAATGATCCCAGCAAGAGAGTGGATTGGATTTCAAGCGCCGTGGATGACATGGGGAAGTTCGGATTTAATCTCGCCGTTCCTCTTCAGTGGGCAATGGCCTACAACCTGTACCAAAAGGGGCAGGAGGATGCCGCGAGACGCTGGGCGGGAAGATTGATTCCCGCCACTGCAGATTACAAAGCTGCCATAGGATTGATTCAGCAGAAAACGGGCGTTGACATCACCCCCCAGATTGGGCAAGGCCCGCTTCACGGACTAAGCTATGGCGAGTTGGACCCCATAGTAAACGTGTTCTCGGGGGGCGTTGACCCATACGAAGAGGCTCGTGTGGGAAGAGCGATGGCCGGAATGATTATGGATAAGACCGTCACTCGCGAGGCTGGGTACGATGCCATGTACTCCAAGAATGGTCCGCTTTACGATGAAGCAGTCCAGAGAGCCGTAAACGAACGCGCACCCGGTCAGATGGCTTCATTCTTCCTGGGGGTAGGCTACAAAACTCGTACCCCCGGAGACGTTCAGGTGGATCAGTTCTATGCTCAGTACACCAAGCTCCTGTCTCTCCGTGACACGACTTCCCCCGACGATTACCGGGCGCAGTTCGACCAACTGATGAACGACAATCCGTTCGCGGATTCTGTTTTGCTCGCAAAGCGTGGCGGAGATTCAAGAGACGCAGCCTACGCCTACAACGTCGTCGGCAGACTTCCACCCGGCGAGGTGTACAAATTGCTTCCCGCTGTTGGCATAGACCAGTCCATGCTCAACAGGTTTTATCAGGATAAAGGAGATTTTTCCAAGTGGCTTCCGTCCGACAAGAACAAGTTTATGTCGGCCATCTTGGACATGGGCGCTACTTTCTCCATCCCGGACGGGGCTACGAAGCAGGAATGGGACGCAGCCCGTGCCATGAGCGCAAAAGTAGACGCAGAGGTGGCGAAAGTTTACGGCGCTGACACGCAAAACGTTGTAAGCGCATACTTCGATCTTGTGGACACCAATAAAGACAAGGCGGCTGAGTTCAAGATGATGCACCCGGAAATAGACGGGTCGCTCCAGATGCGCCGGGAAATGATTGTCAGCAATCCCTATCTCTACAAGTACTACGGGTCCATCGACACCATTACCGGATATTTTGATGGGAAGGTGAGGGCTTACCTTGCCGACAAGTATGGACAGGACATCGGGGATAAATCAGCAGCTTACTTCGACTACGCTCCGGGCGCAGAGAGAAAACAATATCTCTACCAGCACCCAGAATTGCAGAAGTACTGGACAGAGAAACGGACTTTGGATGCCCAATCGTCACAGGCCATGATTGACTTCGGCAAGACGTTGCAGGAAAATGCCCCGGCGGCGGTTCGCCCGGACGCGGCACTTGCCAATAAGTCGCAAAACGACCTGACGGGTGTAAATCAACAGCAGCAAGAGCCGACTTGGGATGAGGTGGTTTCCAAGTACAAAATTAGTCCGTGGCTCCAGCAGCAGATTATTTCCAACGTCCAAAACGGCACCCCCCTTACAAAAGCGGGGTCTACTGAGATAACGTATATCGAGAACAAATACAATATCTATCATTTACTTGAGCGTGCCGGAATAGCTCTAAGCAGGCAGTCCGGCGGCCTTAATCCACTACCATAGTTCAGGTGTTGAAAATACACCAAGGTTATGGTACAATTTACACTAAGGAGACTAGATGATGACTGATAATCCGAATGAGGGAAACCTTGAGGGTGTCGGAGGCTCTGGAGCCAACCAGAATCCTTCTGCGCCTGCGGGCCAACCTTTAGAGGCAGACTTTACCACCCTGAACGCGACTCTTGTAACGTTGTCTAAGAAACTTGAGGCACAGGACGGAGAAATCCGCGCCCTGAAATCCGGCAAGGACAAAGCCGTTGACCGCGCCTTGAGCGAGATAGGCCCTGTGAAAGAGTCGATTGCGAAAATCGCCAAGTATCTCAAAGTTGACGAGGAACAAGTACGGATAGCACAACGCGAAGCCGTGCTTGATGCCTTGGTTGACGAGAGAAACAGCGGTTCTCAACCGCTTCCCGTCTCTGGACAAGATGGGGAAGTTGGCAGAGTGGCGGAGTTACAGAACATCGAAACTGCGCTGGGACTTCCTCCCAACGATCCGCGAGTTACAGACCTGAAGATAAAATACGCCACTAATCCGGCGGCTTTTGCTTTGGAGGGCGCGAAACTCAAAGCATCGTTGTCCAGCGGCCAACCAACCCCCGCAGAAGAGTTTCTTCCGCAAGGAAAGGGAACTCCACAAAAACCAGACACACAGGCGATGATAAGCGAACTGTCAGAGTGGCAAAAAACGCCCTCTAAATTCAAGGAACAGATTAACGCCCGCGTGAAAGAGTTGGATGCGAGGGGGTGGAACTAACTTAGGAGACTTTAAATGGCTGTTCAAACCAGTTCTAACCTTACGAACGCCATCACTACGCGGTACACCACACGCTATCAGCGTGCCGCCGAACTGGTGCGTTTGTATGACCAACTGGCCTCCCCTGTCAGCGCCCCGCAGTTTGAACTTGAAACTCGGCGCGGATTGGGATCGACCTATACGTTCAACTTTGCGTCAGACATGACGCCCGGCACCCTGGCTATCTCGGAAGATGCAGACATTCCGTTGCAGGTTCTCCGCGATGCCGTCTCAACCATCACCCCGACTTCACGCGCTGAGGGTATGAAATGGTCGCAACTTTTGGACCTGTCGGCTTACACCGATTACGTTGCCCTGCGTGCAGAAGTGCTCGGGCGGAACATAAACTAACATTGTGTTCCTTAAACCCTCTCTGATATACGGCGAACGCTGTGACGCCAACGCCTCGGAAGCAGAAAATATGACAATTTTCGTAGCACCGACAGAGACTGAGCGAGAGGGGCTGACAAACGGTCAGTATGCAACAGTCCGAACTCAGGCGAATCAGAAGCCTGAGAGGTCAACAGAAATGATTGACCCGTACCTTACAAAATCAAAAGTTTGTTGCCGATGCAGAGTTGAAAAGCCTCTGGCCGACTTTTACAGCAACAAGTCCACAAAGGACGGATTTCAGAAAGAGTGTAAAAGTTGCCACTCGGAAGCCCAGATGAAATGGCAGTCTCAAAACAGGGAAAAGGCCAATGAGATTGCAAGAAGATACAACCAAGGGCGACGAAAGGGATATGTTCAGGAAATACTTGAAAAACTCAAGGATTACCAGAAAACATATCACAAAGAGTGGAGGGCCGAGAACCCGGACAAATGCTTTGAGTACAAGGTGAACAGGCGGGCAAGGGTACTCAATGCGGGGGGGGCGTTCACCGCCAAACAGTTCTCGGAGTTGTGCGGAAAGCACGGCAACAAGTGCCTCTCATGCGGGAAAACGGAAGACAGGCTTCACGCCGATCACATAATCCCGATTTCCAGAGGCGGCAGTAATGGAATAGAAAACATCCAGCCGCTTTGTAGAAACTGCAATATGAGAAAAGGCACGAAAACAATTGATTTTAGGTAAAGTAACAAATTGGATGGAGACGGTGGATAACCAGGCTAAGGCTGCCGCTCTACAGGGATCACTTGTAGTTCGCGCTGCCGCTCGTTCGTCCCTCGACGCCGGTACGGCGACCCACAACTGGACTGAGGCCGGGATTTGGACCGCGATGACCACGGCTGAGTCCTTGAAGTGCCCTAACTTTGTGGACTTCCGTGGGCGGCAGATGTACTTGGCTATCGCCCACCCGGACGCTTACTATGACCTGTTCCACGGCGGCAACGTTGTTTCTGTTGCCATCTATGCTGGTGGGGACAAGTCCAACATCCTCTTCAACGGGGAACTTGGAGAGATTGCCAACTGTAAGCTCATTATCAGCAAGGATGCCAAAGTCTTCGGCGCGGCTGGCGCGGCCAATGCTACTTCGGCCGGTTACACCAGTTCTGCTGCTGCTAATGCTCTTGCTACGACCATCGGCGTCACGACCGGCACGAACATCGGGTCTGGCCGTCTATTCACCATCGGTACAATCGAAACCGCCAACACGCACTATGACGACAACGAACGCGTGCGCTACGTTTCCGGCACCACAACCACGACCTTTGTCGGATCAGGGGCCAACGGCGGCTTGCGCTTCGACCACGCTTCTGGTGTTTCGACCGACAACCATGACTCTGTTTACCCTGTTGCTTACGGATCACCGAATTCACTGGTGAAGGTGTTCGCGCAGGAAGTGGGCGAGTTTGGCGAGATGGTTGGTCCTACTCGGACGGGTTCCGCTGAACAATGGACTACGTTGGCTTATAAGTGGTTCGGTGGCTACGGTCGTACTGCCGAAAACAACATTGTTCGTGGCGAGTACAGTTCCTCGCTCGATAACGTGTAAAAGGAGTATGACATGCCTCTCGGTGGATTTGGCGGAAACCAACAGTTCGGCCCTATCATCAAGGCTAAGACCGCTGCTTATACGGTTCTGGCTTCTGAAGACGGGGTAGTATTCACAAACCGTGGCGCGACGGCCGCAGTTGCTTTTATACTGCCGCTGAACAGCACAATTCCAATCGGTTTTGAATGCACGTTCTACGGCATTTCAGCAACAGGTTTTTCGGTGGCTTCAAACCCTGCCGATACCCTGGTCGTTCTCAACGATGCTACGGCTGACTCGCTGACCATGACTACGACTTCTCTCATCATCGGCGCTGCGTTGCGCGTGATGTGGGATGGCGTAGGCTGGATGACCTTCCGTTGGGGCGGAAACACCTTCACGGTGGCGACCTAACACTAGACTGGCGGGGGCGAAAGTCCCCGCCTTTTACAGCAATTATAGAAAGACAATGAATGCGTGCGTTTATTCTAGGGAACGGGAAGAGTCTTTTAGACTGCGACTTGAATCGTCTGGATAAATTCCAGACTTACACCTGCAACAGAATAGGACTTATCTACGGGAGAACGTTCTTTCGCCCAAAAGTATATGTTCACCCAGAATCTCTCGACGACGACCTGTCTTTTATTCAAGAGAACATTGATCTTGGCATAGAATGCCACATCGGGGAACGTTACGGCGAAGCACCCAGAGGCATATTCGGGATCAAAGAAGCGCCTAATGTCCACTGGATAAAGGACTGCCACCACTGGTACTTAGACTTCGACTCCCCCGCCCTCCCCGACGAATGGTGCTTTCAGCCCTGCACCTTCGCCGGAAGCGTAAACTACATGATGCAACTGGCAATAAAGCAGGGCTATGATGATATAATCCTTGTAGGGTGCGACCTGGAGTACAAAGACGGAAAAGACGACCCGTCCCACTTCGACCCCCGGTACAAGAACGGCAAGGAAAAGCCCGCTTGGTTGGCGGCTAAAAACGCTCTTTGGGGCCACATCCAAGCCATGAACTACCTCAAGCGAAAGCACCTGAATGTTCGCGTTCGTAACGCCACCCACGGCGGCCTGCTAGAAGTATGGGAGAGAGTGAGTTTCGATGACGTTAGTTTCTGATTACTACGATTCGGTAGCAGCAAACTATCATACGATGTACGACCCGGCCAGAATCCACGACCTGTCCCTGTCCTACCCCGCCAATTACTTCCGGCTTCAGTTACTCAAAAAGTCGTTTGCGGACGTTAATGACGTCATAGACGTAGGATGCGGAGACGGATCTGTGATGCTGGATCTGAAAAACTCAGGAAAGACCGTGCGGGGCTTCGACATCTCCCCCAAGATGGTCGAGGAGACGAAGGCCAAGGGTCTAACTGCTTATGTTGTGGACATCACAGAGGCCAAGCCGGGAGAGTATGGCGGGTTGGTGGCAACCGGAGTTATGCCGCACATCGAAGACGACAGTATGGCTTTGGCGAAGATGCTGGGGCTGTTGAAGAAAGGCGGAAAAGCCTTCATCGAATTCCGCAATAGTCTATTCTCGCTCTACACTATGAACCGCCTGACTGTCAGCTTGTTCCTTGATGATCTTGTTTCTCCCACCTTCCACGATGCTGTCGGAAACGATCTAACCAACAGGCTTCACATTGAACTCCCCAAGGAACGACCTTACGACAAGATACCGGCCAAGTTCCACAATCCGTTTGAAGTCCTGAAGACGATGGAATCAATTGGGTTCAAGGACTGCAATATCCTGTGGTATCACTACCACGTTGCGCCGCCCTTTGCGGAGAACTGGAACGCAAGAGCATTCCGCGAAGAAGCAATATCTCTTGAAGGGACGGAGAGTTGGAAAAGCCCGTTCGTGTGTTCGGCTTTCGTGGTGGAGGCGTACTGTGGATAGGATGTACTTAGTCGGTAACGGATACAGCCTCAGGAACACAAATCTTGACATATTGCGGGGCAAGCCGTCAATGGGCGTGAACAAGATACACCTCATATACGGTCATACCACTTGGAGGCCAACCCATTACCTAAAGGTGGACTATTCGCCCTTCGACAACGATAACTGGATGGATGAGGTCATGCCGCACGTTGATAGCGGAGAACAATGCCTTTTGTGGCACGCTTTCCACGGTGGGCTTACAGCCGTCTCAGAACAATTCGAGATAAAAGGCGGGGTCGGAAATGTCCCCAACGTGGAGTACATAGGCCGCTGCCACCACCACGACGAAGGTACTGGAGATTGGCATAGCGTTTGCACGGGTCTAAACTCCGTCCTGACAATGGCGATTTGGGCTGTGGAGTTGGGCGCGAAAGAGATAGTTCTGGTGGGCTTCGACGGGAAATACACCACGCCCGACAAGGATCACTTTGTAGATAACTACTACAAGACGTGGGACTCCGCATACGCGGATAGGAACAACACCAACATAGTAAAGGCTCACCGAGTCATTCATGCGTTTTGCCCCGTTCCTGTGTACGACGCAACTGTGGACGGAAGCTTGGTGTGTTACCCAAAAGTAGCGTTGGAAGAGGTGGTAAATTCAGACCTTATCAACATGGGCGTGGATGTAGAGGCGGGATGAAGAAAAAGAAGTTTATCGTCGTCCCCAGAACAGATAAGGGCCAACGGGGATTGGAAACTGGTAAAGGCGGCCTGGACTTCAAGGGAAAGTCAGCCGCCTGGGTGTCCGACCCTGCTGAGGCCAAAGAGATTGACGACCGCTACGGACTAAAAGGCTCCGGGGATGTGTGGGTGGAGCAGGACGAAAATCTTGAATGGCACGCCAAGCACGACGAAACAACAGACGGAATACACCGTGGCATCCACCATTACACCTTTGGGGCTATGACCTCCCCGGCGGCTCTCAGATTTTGGGAACGCTACGAAAGAAAAAAGAATGTCCAGGATGAGTAAAAGAGTTACGCCCAGAAGATTAAATATATGTCTGGCTATCCCTACAAGCTCTGGAACCCTGAGGGTTGAAACATTCCTCTCTGTGGTTGGAATACTAAACGCCACGCCCCATAACTTCTACGTTGAGCAAAGGACGGGATGCTACATAGAAGAAAACAGGACGGAGCTAATCAAGAACGCCATCCGTGAAGGTTGTGAAAAGATATTCTTTCTCGACGCCGACATGGTGGTAGAGCATAATGTTGTCAACAAACTTCTAGCCCTTGACAAACCTGTGGTCGGCGCGGACTACCACATGCGGGGATTGCCCTTAGTGTCCAACGTCAAGATAGCTAAAGATGGTAAAATTATTTCGGTGGAAGCCAAGGACATTCCCAAGGAACCGTTTCAGGCATACGGAGTTCCTACCGGGTGCATGTTGATCGACATAGCGATTGTCAAGACGCTTCCCCAGCCGTGGTTCGACCTGACATGGAAGGAAGACGGGAGCCTTAATCACGGAGAGGATATTTTCTTCTGCAAGTTACTGCACGACCACGGCATCGAAGTCTGGTGCGACCCGACCATTGAAATCGGCCACATCGGAACATACGTTTACTGAGGAGGAATTATGGATAGGGTTGATGAATTGATGGCAAAAGGCATGTCGAGGGCAAAGGCCAAGATTGCCGCAAAGCACATGGTCACGATGAAGCCAACAAAAAAGGGCCAGAAACCTATCGTGTTTAAAGCTGGCGGATTGCACAAGTCTACTGGAACTCCCAAGGGAAAGAAAATACCGGCCAAGAAGATGAAAGCTGCTTTGTCCGGTAAGCTCGGGCCGAAAGCTGAGAAACAGGCAAGATTCAAGAAGAACGTCCTGACGGGACGAAAAAAGAAACGCTAATGCGGGCCGTCAGCCGGAGGTAAAATGAATCAGGGACAACTTCTCGAAAGAGTTTACCGCGCCATGCACGCCGATATTTTGGATGGGGTAGCTACGGGAGGATCAACTACAACCATTGTTGATACTTTGGTTGCTAATAAATTCCCCCAAAGCAAGTTTGTAGGGTGGGTTGCTTTTCTATCCACCACTACAGACGGGTTGGCACCGCAGAGTCAGTATTCCACCTTATCGGCCTGGACGACAGCAGGAACAGCTACAATGCCTGCTGTGACTGTGGCCGTAGGGGCGGGAGATACTTATTCATTTGCCAACGCTAAACAATCAATTCCTCTTCAAACCCTGATAAAGTTGTGCTACGACGGATTGACGGCTTTGGGGCGCATCCACTACATTGACGCGTCCATTACCACTCTGGATAACACCAAAAGATACACATTGCCGATTGCGACGAAGGGAACGCGCCCTCGCAAAATAACTCTGCGGGACGCAACAACCTACGCAGTAACCTCCGCGCCAGCATGGGACATCGAACCTGCTGCACCGGGTTCAACCGAGACTCTGGTGTTTGAATCAGAACCCGATGTAAACCTAAAAATCGTTATCGACTATCTTATACAACATCCGGCGTTGACGGTTTACAGTTCTAATGTTAGCGAAAACGTTCACGACGAATTGGCAGTGGCTTACTGCATGGAAAAAGCAATGCACTGGAACATGAATCAGAAACGACGCAAGTTAGACGTGGATAAGTGGCAACAGGCCAAGGGCGACCTTGAGGACGCCAAGAGGATGTACCCGATGGACCGCGTGCAACTCCAGAACCAAAGACTCACGATCAATATGTTTAACTGATGCTTCAGACCCGACCGTGCGACGTAAGCCCAAATCAAGATAACGACAAGTACACTATCGCCCTGCAAGACATTACGGGGCGATGGGTTGGACTTCCCGTTCCCCAAAATCAGATCAGCCAAAGAAGCACTAATGCCCCCTCCCCGCTTCAAAACGTGGGCTTCAACTCGTTTCACGCAGGAAGAGGATTCGACAAGTTTGTCCCCAACCAATACGGATTCTACAATAGCAGAAGTGCGTGGACCACCACGCCCGGAAAGGTACACGCTACCCAGCTTTTTAGATGGGCGAAGGGGCTTCGGAACGCGGATTTCAACATGCCGGACGCCAGCGGGGTCACTTGGAAGAGGCTTACCGGAACGCAGAGATACCTTGACGTTTCTTTTGTGGCGTCGGCCACATACACCGCCGCCAGATTGGTGCTTCTTATCCGCCGCAGGGTGCCCGCCGGATCAGTGGGCGTCCCCGGAACTTTTACCGCAGAAGTCTGCGCCGATAGTGCGGCGTATCCGGGCACCGTAGCCACCACGTCCACCGTAACATCAGCAACAATCACGGATGTGGTTAGTGAGTACTATGTTTGGGGAATATCAACGGCTCTTGTTTCAGGGACGACTTATCACGTCAAGGTCTACGGCGCTTCCACTGACCGAGACGAGGCTTGTTGGGAAATAGCCGTAGATCCCACGGCTTCAGGATTGTCCAACAGCGTCAATACCAACTGGAGTTCCACGTCCCAGGCTACTACATTCTCTCCGTACTACAGAGTCACAGACGCGGACACTGCTAGAACTTTCAAGCCGTTCATTTGGGACCGCGCACTTTATCTTGTAGACATCAAAGACAACGGCACAACAGCCAGCCAGCTCTACATCAACGGTGTTCGAGGAAAAGCCACCAGCGGATCGACCACGACCATCGTGGACACGGGTAATGGAACTTACGGCGGGACGGCATGGCCCACCAACAGGTTTACCAATGCCTACGTTCACTGCATCAGGGGAACGGGGCAGGGGCAGACGGCTATTATTACGTCTAACAATGGCACAACGCTTAACTTCGCGGCCCAGACCATAGCCTTCGACTCAACGTCGGAATACCTTGTATATTCTACAGATTGGTTTGTGGAGATTAGCACTACCGGACTAGGGGTAGTCACGGGACAGCCCTGTATTCAGAATGGCATTGTTTACTTCCCGCAGGGCGATTCGGTAAACATTAGAATTATGCACATGGACTACACCGACGCGGATGACCACGCCTTCGACGTAGAGAATTCAAACAACAACAAAGCCTACTTTCTCACCGACGGCTACGACGCCGCTGCCGGGCCGCAGATGTGGAGAGCTAATGAAGCAGTAACTACGGGAACTCCAGCGGCCAAGAAGATTTCAGTCGCCCGCGCACCTACCACACCATCTGGTACACCAGTGCCGTTCGGGACCGACGTTCTCTTTGGCGCGTCCATTCCGACAGGGGACAACACCAATCTAATAACAAACATCATCTTTAGCGACGAGAATTTGTACGTCCCGAAGGAAGACAGTTTATTCGTTATCAACGCCGACCGCGCTTCGCAAATAAAAATAGGGGCCGATACCGCCCCCGACATCTACAACGGTATCTGTGCAGTGATTGGTGCGGACAAGCAGATTTACATGGGGTGGGAGAAGGACGTATACCAGATCACGGGCGGCGGGGCGTATCCGTTGGGAATGCAAAGTAATCTCCCCTCCACCTATTCCGGGTATGCTGCGGATATTGAAGCCAAGAAGGGATGGATATTCGCCGCTGTAGATGCTGGAACTGGCACTTCTTCTGTGATGAAGTACTCACTGGATACTAAGTCGTGGAGTCAGCAATTCCAAAGCTACTTCGCAGGCAGACGAATTAGAAGCGTCCAATGGCAGGACTGCCCAGGAACAAGACCCAGATTATGGACCGAAGTTTCAGGCTCCCTGGTGGTACAGGAGTTCCCGCTAAACAGCGTCCGGCCCTACGATGATTCGGGACAGAAATACCAGCACGAGTTTGTTATTGAGTTTCCAACTGTAGACCTGCTCACGACAGACCCGAAGTATTTCTCAAGATTGACAGTTACTTCTCAAGGTCTTGCCCAACCCGACGACACGGAATCGGGGCATGAAATCATGGTGGAGTATCAGGCTGACAACAATGTTGGCTCTTCAACGTGGGCGCAGGCTGGAAAGATTACTACCAGTCCTTCGGGATATGTGGATATTGGACAGGGAGGCAAGAGGATGCTTCGGATAAGACTCAGGGGAATCTCGACCGAAGCATCCGACCCTGTAATTATCGAGACCATCGGCCTGTCTCTGTTCTCGCGTCACAAACTGTCGCATCAGTGGCAGATGTTCTTCGATTTATCTTCCGACGACGACGAACAAACGTCCCTTGACGTAATCCGATGGTTAAGGGACGCTGCACAAACATCGCAACCACTCATGCTTCTGTCTACCTACCCTCTATACCATGAAAGACTTGTTACTTTGCCAGATGAACCGCAGGCTCGTATTCAAGAATTCGATCAGGAGGCAGGGGACATAGAGGGAAATATAGGGCTTATTTTAGACGAGGTGGTATGACATTTCAGCCGCGCTTGGGACTAATCTTGCTCTTCACTGGCGATTCCCGTAAGGTGAACGTCACCATCTCGAAGGCTACGTCGTTCTCTAACGTCTCGGCGAAACTTATGCTGGGAGATCAAGACGTAACAAGCACTTATATCACCAGCACAGTCACCAGCGCCGGAAACATGCTTATCTCGGATGTGATTGGCGGGAAAGCATCTTTGCCCGATGGAACTTATCGCTACTTCATCACGGCTACTTATGGCGGGAAAGTGCGAACATGGTATTGGGACGTTCTTGTTCTCCCCAAAGACGTATCGCGGCTCGGGGAAATACCTGCCGGGGACTACAATCCGTTCGTCGGAGACATCGTGGCTTATGAAGGCGACCAGATACTAAAGACTCTTGTGCTTCCGGCTATATTTACCGCAGCTGTGGGCCTATTAACGCAACTGGCGTCAGACGTGACCAGCACTTATTGCAACGGGGCAGTGTCGGCTACGGTGGACACGCTCCAAACGCATCTTATCGGTGGGGTGACGACTATTCCCGCCGGAGACTATGGCTACTTCCTGACGGCTACCTACAACAACTTGGAATCTGTATCAACATGGTTCTGGAATGTCAAGATGATAGCAAAGCAGAGTAACTCATGACAGACAGACTTGGTGACATACTAAAAGAAATGCGCGATCCAAACTTGCCGGAAGCGCGACAGGCGGAAATTGTGCGCCTGTTTAACGAGATGGGAGACCGGGAAGAGAAGTACAGGTCGTGGTTAGGAATATCTTCAAGCGAAGCGAGATTCAAGACTATTTTGGCCGACCGCTTATTTGTTAGAAAAGAGTCCATTTGGGGGTTGGCCGCAAGGTATGCTTTTTCTAATCTGAGTTTAATATCTGGGGATTATGTAGATGCTACGCCGTGGGTGGCAAATTATGAGGATGAGGGATTTTCTGCCCTAAATACTCAAGTAACTATTAATCAAAAAGGAAGATACCAAGTTATTTTTCAGGTTTCTATTGTCAATGCTTCTCCCGCTGCGGGGGCGTGTGATGCAGGAACAAAAATAAACACCGTTCCATCCCCTCCGCAGGATGGGAAAAACTCCACCTTGGGCCAGTTTTATACATATATGAACGCCATAGAGGAGGTCGAATACGAATCGGGAGATTTGATAACTTTAACTATTAGGCAAACTCAAGGAGCAACGCTTAGCGGGGCCGGTTGGATTTCTTTTAGAAAGATACGGTAGACGCCAGCCAATACAACAACCCCGTTGACGAGAGAAATAGCAACGTTAGGCACAAAACGTCTTTTTGGTCGGCGGTCATGTTCTCGGGGCGAACGCGCATGCCCCACTGCGCCACTCTTAGAAACAGAAGGCCGATTGTGAACAGGGCATATACAGACATCATTTCCATGCGTTTATCCTACGCCAAACATAATGGTTTAGCAATAGTACGGGAGTACTAGATGACCCTTCCTTTGACATCCTACTACGGCGGCGACCTTCCCGGACAAGGGATTTCGTCCACAATCGACTTCCCCAGTTTCATCTTGTGGGAGGACGGCTCTAAGATGCTGTGGGAGACCGGCGACAAGATTGAGTGGGCCAATCAGACAAGCGGGTACACTCCCGACGTTGAAAAGTTCTTCAGTATGCCGCTGACTTCTTACAGCGGCGAGGCGGAATAGATGGCAGACCAGACGATTGCGAATGCCCCGAATGGGCAGAACTCCAGCCCGGCGGGGACGGAGAAACTTCCGCTTTCCGGGGACAAGTACATCACGCTTACCAATGTGGCGAATTGGCTGAAGGATTTATCGCAGACTCTTACCAATAAGACACTGACCGTCCCTGTCATTGCCGACTTCACCAACGCAACGCACTTGCACACCAGCGCAGCGGGTGGCGGGGCCTTGTCGGGGCCGCAAGGCTACATGCGTAACGGAAGAATAAACGTCACTGTGGCATCCAACAACATTACGGTAGCCATAAAAACGGCATCTGGCGGGAACCCTAGCGCATCTGACCCTGTAATCGTAAACATCGGTGGCACAGACCGCACCATCACCGCCGCCTTGTCTGTCACCAAAAACGCGGGGACGAACTGGATGAACCTGGGCAGCGCGTCGCTGGCCGCTCAGGAGGCTGACCTGTTTTGCTATATTGGATATAACGCTACTGACGGCGTGGTGTTGGCATTTTCTAGAATTCCGTGGGCGCATCAGTACAGTGACTTCAGTGCATCCAGCACAAATGAAAAGTATGCCAGCATTTCAACCATCACGAACGCCGCCGCCGGGGATTACTACGAGCTCATCGGACGGTTCGCGGCCACACTGTCAGCGGGTGCGGGTTTCACATGGACCGTGCCGGCTTTCACGGCTATAAATCTAATCAACAAGCCGATATATGAATCTCGGCCTCTCACGTTTATAGGTTCTTTTGCGGCTGGAACAGTGGTTTCGGGGACCGGGACATTAACCACAGCAACCGCTCTTGGTACATACATTATCAAGGGAAGCAGAGCTATCCAGTATTGGTCTGAAGTAACCGATACGACTAATGGGACTGGTGCAACTAATATCCAGCTAAACCTTCCGTTCGCCGCTGGTACAGGCAATGGCGGGTATGGCTATACATGTTTCGGACAACGGGCGAATGACAACAAGGTTTTGATAGCCATAATAAACGTCAACGTTTCCGTGGTTATAATTTTCCTCTACGATGGTACCTATCCCGGCGCGACCGGGAACATACTTGTTATGGGCGGAGAATACCAGGCGGCATAACGTGAAAAAAAAATATTGGTGCTTCTAGTTCTGATGAGAAATGGAAACGTCTTGTACTTTAATGGACATTATCTGGGAGGATAAATGACCTACGGCCTCGACATATTCTACGGCGATGACGCCCCCTCTACTTACCAGCGCATCGACTTCAACAAGATGTACGCTGCCGGTGCGCGGTTCGTAATCATCAAGGCTACCGACAATGGATTTGTAGACCCGCTGTTTATCGACAGCTACACTAGAGCTAAAGATGCCGGGTTACTCGTGGGAGCTTACCACTTCCTCCGCTGGACGGTCCCGGTTGAAAATCAGATGAGCGTATTCACTTCGCTTATAAAGGATCATCCCTGCGACCTGCCCCCGACCGTAGAT